CTACTGATCTAAGTCTTACTTTTCATGGCGAGATAGCTGGAACTGGTCGAGTCTCAATGGCTGACAACGGTACTCAGCTAATGGTTTTAGTTCCAGATGGGAACGGATACATTTACAACCACGTTGCGGACACATTCGGTCAAATCACAGATACAGACTTTACTGCGAACGGAAATCCTCAACTGGTTGTATTTATTGATGGCTATTTCTGTCTCACCACTGATACTAAGAAATTTATAGTTAGCTCCTTGAATGATGGATTTAACTATAACGCTTTGGACTTTGGTACAGCGGAATCAGATCCTGATGACATTGTTGCTCCTGTTGTTTTTAAGAACCAGTTATTTATAGGAGGTTCGCAGACGATAGAGGCATTTCAGAACATTGGCGGCGCTGACTTCCCATTCCAGCGAACTGGTTTGTTCCTTCAGAAAGGTATTGTTAGTCCATTTAGTATCCAGACTTTACAAGACACTTTTGTATTCATTGGTGCTGGTCAAAACGAATCGCCAGCAATCTGGGTATTACAAGGAAACGATGTAGCGAAGATATCTACTACTGCTATAGATAAAGAACTAAGTGCTTTAACTCAAGCTCAAGTGTCTTCAATCTACTCATGGGGCTACGCAGAAAAAGGAGCGTACTTTGTTGGCTTCTCTTTGCCTTCTAGCACCTTAGTTTATGACATCATTACAAAGCGATGGCATGAGCGCAAATCTGTTGTTGATAACACTCTGGGCGGCTATAGAGTGACCTCAATGGTTAGAGCGTATAACAAAATATGGGCAGGTGATTTGATTGACGGTCGCATAGGTCGCTTAGATTCAGATGTCTATACAGAATATGGGACTACAATACAGCGCTCAATAGTCACTCAGCCATTCCAAAGCAACATGGACTCGTTTGTTGTTCCAGAGATTGAAATGACGGTAGAGAGCGGTGTTGGTAATGCTGCTGCTACCGATCCTCAAATTGGGCTTTCACGCAGCAAAGACGCAAAGACTTGGAGCGATACTCGCTACCGAAGCATGGGCAAAATTGGCGAACATAGTCACCGTGCTATTTGGAGAAGGAATGGCAGAGCGTCAAGGTTTGAGCTGTTTAGATTTACTATGAGTGATCCTGTAAAGCCAGTTCTTATACAGTTGACTGCTGAAATAGAGAGCGCACAATGAGTTATAAATTAAATGTTGCTCAGCCTATTGTAGAAAACAATGGAACTATGAGTCAGGCATTTAGGCAATTCACTCAAGAGGCTTCTTTAAGCATTCCTATAGTTGGAGTTGGAAGTCCAGAAGGAGTTATAGAGGCGGTTCAGTTTAGTCTTTATCTGGACAGCACAGGATCTGCTGGAGCTATTCAGTACAGGAAGATGCTTCCTAGTATTACTGGAGACAGGAAAAAAGGCTGGATTCTTGTTTGATTACCAGAACGGTAGACGCTGATTTTATAAGGAAATTCGTTACCGGATCTGATGTGTTTGATGAAATCAGCGAGGATAACTTCTCACGAGATGAGTGGTATCCAGATATGCACAGTGGCTGGTTTGTGCATACAGAAGATGATGAGATTTGCGGCCTCTGGATGGCTGAGATGCGAAATGGCATCACCATAGAGATCCATCCAATGATCTTAAAAGAGTTTAGAGGAAAGAAGGCGTACAAAGGCGCTAAAGAATTTTTTACTTGGATAACAAAGAATACCAAGTATGAAAAGGTCAACGCAGAGATCGCTACTTGCTTTCCTAATGCCAAGATGTTTGCGGTACAATGCGGCATGAAGCTAGAAGGAAGTATAAGGCAGTCTTTTAAGAAGAACGGCAAAATACATGACCAATGGTTACTAGGCATCACTAGAAAAGAACTAGAGGCGAGATATGAGTAAGTTAGTTAAATCACTATTTGGCGGCGAGTCTGATGAAGGCATAGAGCGCCAAGAGAAAAGTAATCAGCTTTTACGAGATTTTCTAGCGCGTCAAGAATCGCTTGGTAGGGCTGACATAAGAAAGTCTATGCCTAGCCAGTATGGAGCTATGACTGCTGGGCAGCAAGCTGGATTAGATATTTATGGTCAAGCCATGCCACAGCAGGCTGAGGCTTTTGTTGGCGGCAACGTAGCTGCACAACAAGCGCTTTTATCTGGTATGCCAATGTTTGAACAAGCTATCAGAGGTGGAAACATTGACTATTCAGCTTTGCAGCCATATCAAGGTTCTTACGATATGTCTTTTACTCAGCAGCAGTTGCCTGATGCGGTAGCTAATCCTGCTTATTTAGCTGAAGCAACAACGCTAGATCCTACGATGCAGCACTTAACTCCTGAGTATCGCAATCAGCAAGCACAAATGATGCAAATGGGCGGTCAGCCTCAAAATCAAACAGCAAACGCACTTGGCGGCATGGGCATTGATGAAGCAGCCTTAGCTGAGTTTATGGCAATGGGGCGATACTAATGTCTACACCACGAGAAAGAACACAAGCGGCAGCCGAATATCAGGCAGCACGGCGCAACTCAGGCGTTCCGATGTCGCCAAGCGGTCAAAGCGGTAGGTTTAGCGGATTGAGAGCCGCAACTCCGGATGAGATAAGTCAACTAGCTGGACAGAGTATCAGTCCTCTTGAGCAGATGTCAGCAAATCGACAAATGGCGACTCCGCAATTTGGGCTTGGCGCGAATACCGGAATGCCTGTCATGGGAGATATGATGGATCGCGGAGCTGGTCGAAGAGGTGATGACCTGCGAGATCCTATAGGTCAGATAAATCGTCTAAGACAGGCTAATCAACCTATTCCTGAGTCATTGCAAAGAGCGGCATTCCAATTTGCCGCTGCTAACAACTTAGACTCTGACCAATTATCAAAGAGACTAGGAGTTTCGGTTAGTGATATATCTCAAGCCGCTCAAGGTCTTGGTATTCAAGATCAATTACCTTCTTCTTTAGGAGGCACTGGTTTCGGTGAGCAAGCAGGTCAAGCAGGCAGTGCAGAACAAGGATCTACGCAGCCAACAGGTCTTCAGAAAGTTGCTGATTTTATTTCTCAAGGCAATAAATCTGACCAAGATATTTACAGAGAGATGGTTAAAAATGATGTCTCTGTAGAAGCTATGGCGGGTCAGCTTGGAGTTCCTGTTGATGAGGCTACAACTCGTTATACACGCGCTCAAGAGCTTTCACAGATAGAGGACATAGTTTCTGGTGGAATAGAACAATCCAAAAGAGACTTTCCGAATGGTATTCCTGATAATCTTTTAAGGCGCTACGCCACAGAGTCAGGACAGCCGCTAGAGCAGATTGCCACTAACATGGATAACTTTGGCGTATCCGCTGACGATATGTCTCGCGCCACAGGCATTCCTCTGGCTGAGGTTCAAAGCGCATACACAGCGGCTAAAGGCGGCGGTACTACAGCCACAGGTACAGGAGCTGGAGACGCAGGAGCAAACACTAACGAAGTAGCTTCAACTACAGCAGCGGCAGGTAGAGCTGGCTCAGGTGGTATTGGCTTGTCTGGCGCTGAAAGAGCGCTAGGAGGCGGTCTTACAGCAGCGGCTGGAACTGTTGAAGCTGGCGCTCAACAGGCTCGCCAAGATGTAATAGGCGGCACTGACTTAGCTAGACAAGACTTGGCCTCTGGCGCTGAGCAAGCTGCTGGAGCAATAGGTGGAAGCGTTGATCAAGGCTTAAATGCTTTGACCGCTGGCCTATTAGGCGGCCAGCAAAACGTACAGCAAGGCACTCAACAAGGTTTGCAAGCGCTAAATCAGGCGCTAGGAACTGGTCGGCAAGATATATCGCAAGGCGTTAATCAAGGTCTTGGTGCTTTAGGCCAAGGTTTGGCTTCGGGTAGGCAGGATGTTGCGTCAGGCACTCAATCTGGATTAGCCGCTTTAGGTCAGGCATTAGGTGTTGGTAGAGGAGATATAGCTACTGGAACTCAGGCTGGATTAGCTGCGCTGGGTCAGGGTCTTGGTACAGCTCGTGGTGATATTGCTTCTGGCGCTCAAGCTGGGCTTCAGTCATTAGCGCAAGGATTGGCTACTGGTAGAGGAGATATCCAATCAGGAACTCAATCAGGTCTTGATGCCTTGTCTCGTGGTGTAGATACTGCTCGTGGCGATATTGCTTCTGGAAGAGAAGCTGGACTTACTGCTCTAGGCCAAGGTCTTGGCACAGCTCGACAAAACATAAGAGCTGGCACTCAACAAGGATTGCAAGCTCTTGCAGGAGGAGTTGCTGGCGCTAGAACGGATTTAGCTACAGGCGCTGAGCTTGGAATGAGAGACCTTACAGCAGGTCTTGGAGCGGCTAGACAAGACCTTACGACAGGCCAAGGCACTGCGATGGGTCAGCTTCAATCTGGTATTGGAGAGACTCAACAAGCTCGTGAATTAGCATCTCAGCAAGTAGCTCAAGGATTTGGTCAAGCTGGTCAGATGTTTGATCCTTATCGTCAGGTAGGAACTCAGGCTTTACAGCAACAGGCTGCTTTATCTGGCGCATTAGGTCAGGAAGCGTTTAACCAAGCATTCCAAGCAAGTCCAGCACAGCAATTCTTGCGTGAGGAAGGAGAGCGTGGAGCTTTAAGATCAGCGGCTGCTAGAGGCGGTTTAGGCGGCGGTAACGTATTAAAGGAGCTATCTCGATTTAATACCGGACTTGCTGCTCAAGATTTGCAGAACCAAATAGGAAACTTGCAACAATTAACTGGTCAAGGTCTTGGAGCTTCTGGAAGCGCTGCACAATTAGCGGCTCAATCTGGGACAAGTCAAGCAGACATTGAACAACAAGCTGCTCAACAAATTGCTGCTCAGCGAGGCCAAATGGCTGGCGTAGCTACAGATATAGGTCAGCAACTTGCTGGCTTAGGTGTGACACAAGGTCAAGCTGGTCTTCAAACTCAAACCCAGAGAGCGCAACAGCAGGCTGAGTTGGCTTCAATGGCTGGTCAACAAGGTCTACAAGCCATGCTATCTCAAGGTCAACAGCTTGGTCAGATAGGCACAACTGAGGCTACTCAGGCTTTGCAAGCTCAACAAAGAGCAGCAGAACAAGCGGCTCAGTTTGCTTATGGCGGTGCTGGTCAAGAGTTACAAGCTCAGCAAAGAGCTGGCGAGCAATCTGCTCAATTAGCCTCTCAGGCAGCAGCTCAACAGGCAGCGGCGCAGCAGGCGGCAGCTCAACAAGCAGCCCAGTTTGCCTTTAACGCTGGTGGACAGTCTCAACAAGCTCTCCAAGACGCTGCGATGGCTTCTGGACAGATGGCCTATGGAGCAGGTGGACAAGGCTTACAAGCTCTCCAGCAAGCTGGTTTGACTTCTGGTCAAATGGGAATGACCGCAGGCCAACAAGGTCTTCAGGCTATAACTGGTGCTGGAAGTGAAATGGGTCAAATGGCCTATGGCGCAGGAGGTCAAGGACTTCAGGCGTTACAAGGTATGGGCAGCGAAATGGGCCAGATGGCTTACGGCGCTGGAGGTCAAGGTCTTAACGCAATGTTGGGCGCAGGAAGAAATGTTGCTGATATACTTAGCGGCAGGTCTGCTGCTCAAGCTAACCTTGCTTCAAGAGCTGGAAGTGAACTAGGCGCGATAAGCCAAGGCGGTGCTGGAAACATAGCGAGCATGATGTATGGCACAGGTCAGAATTTAGCTCAAAATCGAATGATGGCTGGTCAGAACATTGCTAACAATATACAAGCACAGATGACTGCTCTTTCAAATCTTGCGAACCAGCAAGGCGCTGGAATGTCTGATATGTACGGCAATCAAGCTGGAATACTTGCAGGTCAGCAGGTAGGCGCAGGCGCTAATATGGGTAACATGATCGGAAACACGGCTGGGCAGTTAGCAGGAATAGCCACAGGCAACAATTACACGCCACAGGGACTTCCAAATACAACTCAGCTTACTGGAATGGTTAATAATTTGGGAAGAACAATGAGCGGATTTGGAACTGGTGGCGCTGGCGCTGCTGTGACTAGCTCTATTCCGACATAATACAGAGGCAAAATAATGACTGATGAAGAATTTGAAAGAATGCTTGCTGGTCTTCCTGAAGAAAATCAACAGCCTCAAACAAGACAGCCTGTTGCAAGTTCTGCATCGCGTCCAGCATTTAGAGCAATTCCTGACAAAAGAGATGACAGTTTTTTAAATAAAGCTGGTCGTTTTATGCGTGGCTTTGGCGCTGGTTATGCAGGAGACGGCGAAGAGTATCTTGAATCTTTAAGGAATCAACGCCAACAAAAAGATATGAAGCTATTGCAGGCCACTGCTTTAGACGCAAGAGCTATTCAGCAGGCCATACAAAGCGAAGATATGCCTAAAGCTGTAGACGTTCTTGTTGATCGCATGAATGTTCTTGAGCAAATGGGTGAGGATACTTCAGATACTAAGATGTTAAGAGACGCTCTGATAGGCGGCAGGCCAGACATAGTAATGGGAGAGCTAAACACTTTTCTAAGCTCATTACCTAAGCAAGCAATTGATCCGAAGATGATTACAAGTCAAGGTCAAATGGTTACTCAAAGTCTTGGCGGTGATCCAATGGCGCAGACTGTTTCTGGATTTATTCCTGAAGAGCCTGACAAGCCAGCAACGCTTAGAGCATTAGAAGAAAGAGCTAAGTTAGCTGGTATTCCAGAAGGAAGCGAGCAATACAAAAGGTTTATGGAGTTTGGCGGCGGCAGTTATCAAGAAACAGCTAA